GTATTTTGTTTTAATTCATTACTTTTGCTCTTGAAATAATTACAATTAATTACAGGAACAATTAAAACCGATTACCATGTGTGGATTTGCTGTTTACACCGGAGATGACCAGATGCTGAGATTGCAGATGGCCCATGACTTCAGGAGCTTGCAATATCGCGGGCCCGACAATACCATCATGAAAGACCTGGGCAATAATGGTTGGATAGGCTTTCATAGACTGAAAATAATGGATCTCTCCAATAATGGTAATCAACCCCTGGAATACAAGCACATTAAGTTGGTATGCAACGGAGAAGTTTACAACTTTAGGGAAATTCGGAAAAGCTTCGAAGGAACTTTTGACTTTCAATCCTCGAGTGATTGTGAAGTTATGATCCCCCTTTATCTTGAAAAGGGAATAATCGGGATGGCTCAGTCTTTGGACGCCGAATTTGCCTGCGTCATATACGATGAGAAAAAAAATAAATATATGGCAGCACGTGATCCAATTGGGATTCGCCCATTGTTTTATGGATTCACTCCCGAAAAAGAAATGCTGTTTGCCAGCGAAATGAAAGCACTCCATCACATCTGTGAAGAAATACATCCATTTCCTCCGGGTTATTGCTATGATGGAAAAGATTTCATCAGCTATTGCGACATTGCCAAAGTAGATCAGTTCCATGATGATGAACAGGACTCCATTTTTAAAGAGATCAACCATCGACTGACACGTGCGGTGGAAAAGCGCATGGATAGTGACGCGCCTCTGGGTTTTTTGCTAAGTGGAGGACTTGACTCAAGTTTGGTATGTGCTTTGGCAGCCCGTATGACAGACAAACCTATCCGCACCTTTGCTGTCGGTATTGAAGATGGCCCCATCGATACCAAATATGCCCGTCAGGTAGCTGATTATATTGGTGCCGACCATACAGAAGTGCTTTTTTCGCGTCAGGATATCTTTGACACACTGAGCACTTTGATCTACAACACCGAAACCTGGGACATCACCACCATCAGGGCTTCTATGGGGATGTATTTGGTGAGCAAGTACATACACGAAAATACAGACATTAAGGTCTTGATGACCGGTGAAATAAGTGATGAGATTTTCGGTTACAAATACACCGATTTTGCTCCAACGCCAGAGGCATTTCAGCAAGAAGCCGAGAAACGATTGAAGGAAATATATATGTATGACGTTCTCCGGGCCGACCGTTGCATTTCATCAAATGGCCTGGAAGCGCGTGTCCCGTTTGGAGACCTGGATTTTGTCAGGTATGTAATGGCTATTCAACCCGAAAAAAAGATGAACTATACGGGCATTGGCAAATACCTGCTGCGCAAAGCGTTTGAAGGAGACTTACTACCTCACGATATTCTTTATCGGGAAAAGGCCGCCTTCTCTGACGCCGTTGGACACAGCTCTGTGGATTATCTGAAAGGCTACGCCGAAAAACTTTACAGCGACGAGGATCTTCAACGAGCAAGAGCAAAATATACTTTTGCCACCCCCATATCTAAAGAATCGTTGATGTACCGGGATATTTTTGAAAGTCATTTTCCGGGTCGTGCCGGTCTGATTAAAGATTTCTGGATGCCCAATAAAACCTGGGAAAACTGTGATGTGAATGATCCCAGTGCAAGAGTGCTTCCAAACTATGGGAAAAGCGGGGAATAAGAGTTGTGAGTTTTGGGTTCTGAGTTCAGGTTATCCGGCTAAGAAAGAGATTTTTGAATTATATGAAATGATACCCCACCAGAACTCAACCGCTTAAAAAAGTACAGAAGAAATCTATAAATAAAAACCAGTTCATTAATGTTAGAGGTTTTGAACTCGGAACTCCCGGAAGCATACAGGGATTGATTCCCATGAACTTCCGGGTTATTAATAGAACTAATAAAATACCGTAGATACCTAAACTGTGAGAATGAAAATCCGGAACACCCGTTATTAACCGGCGGGAATGGTTCCGGATTTACTATTTTTAAAACGAATCTGAGGCAACAATATCTTAATCTCTTTTGTGTCCTCCTCCTTCTTCCACCAAACCACAAAATTTACCTTTGCCTTATCGGGGTGATTATTGGCACCATCATACTCCAACTTATCATCTTTTACCATCAACATATCCTACATCAAGAATTTTACCGGTTCGGACATCGGTTTCAATATCTATAAATGCAATGGTGTTCATAGTCTGCTGAATGCACAGGTCATAGTTGTAAACAATCAAATATAACTATTTTAGTCCTAAACCCCTCATACAACAATAAAGATGGCGCATTCAATGAACTGCCAGGTTATTTATTCACTTAAGACAAAAAAAAAAATAAATATATGACACGAAACACACTATCAATCATCAAACCAACAAGAAATCGGAAAATCTTTCCATTCCAGGAATAATTCAAGGCCAAAAAAACACTTTGAACGATGGTCTTTTCCATCTTTTTCCTATCTTTGCACCGCATTTGAGCAAAATGGTCCGGTAGCTCAGCTGGATAGAGCAACAGCCTTCTAAGCTGTCGGTCGTGGGTTCGAATCCCGCCCGGATCACTGAATAAAGCCGCAATTCTTTTATTATTAAAGGGTTGCGGCTTTTTCGTTTAAGGATTGCACCCTGTTTTGCACCCCTAAAAACTTGCACCCCTTTTTGACTTGAATTTATTTTATCACTACCTTTGAAACATTGGAAGCCTTAAACAAGCTTTTGAATTTACTATAAAGAGGGGCCGGCTCAAATGTGAGTATGCCCCTCTTTTTTTGTCTTATCTAAACTCTACTGCTATGAATCCAGACACATTACAAACTGTGGTTTTTGTTACCTTTCTTATTCAAGTGGCTATACTGATAGCCTTTTTTGTTCTGGTTAATGACGTTCGGGCCATTAAAAAGAAGTTTGGGGCCGATAGGCTTAGCCAAAAAACAGCACTCCTTAAAGCTTTGGAGAAAGCCAAATTCATGAATAAAAAAGATGAGATTGTTTCCATTTACAAGGAACTGGCATTTTTTGAGGTCAACACTCCAAGCGAACCATCTAAAAAATACCAGCTTTTTGATCTGGAAGAATTTGCCGAAGAAATAAAAAACCACGGTGGGGAAATACCTTCAGGTTTAAGTGAGAAAATTTCAGAGCTTCAAAGCAAGGTAAATAAGAAGTAACCGGAACAGCATTTTTTTAAACAACGGGATTCCGTTCTTTTGGCTGGTATGATAACGGTATAACGTTTTGATAAAAGGGCGATAATGTTCGCTCTTTTTAATTAGGTGGAATTCCGCCTATTTACATACGGTGGATTCGCCGGTTTTATTTACCCCAAAACAGGGGTGTTTCTATTCCGTAGGTTCTACGGGTTTACATACCCCAAATTCCGTGTATGTAAAATCAAAAGATAGTGCTGTGAGAAAATCACACTCCAAACAGTCCGATTATCGGATAGTTTCCCCGGTGCAAAATTGCGTTGGCAGTTTATCAGGTAGTTAGATACCGTTGCCGTGTTTCCGGTATCGGTCTGAGAATGTGTTTTTAGCGGAATTACGATCTTTGTTTAACCGTTGCGGGGATTCCCGTTTCGGTAGGCAGATATGCCTACTGGGAACAAAAAAAAGGGCCTCACTTCTGAAGTGAAACCCCTTTTCGGTAATATAGCAGGACTATAAAGATAATAAAATAGCTCTGTTAATCAATCCATTTATCCTCTTCCATGTGTTTATCAACAACCTTAATCATGATAGCATTTTGATATTTTAAGATTTTCTCCCCCACGGTATCCATAAAATTTGAATCTGCCATTTTCTCTTCAATCTCTTTTATCAGTGCATTAGATGGCGACCCCTCCATCACTACTTCAGCAGGGTTGATATTTTCGTGGGAAATCTCATTAAACTTTTTACTTATATCCTCCCATTCTGGATTGCTTTTTAACAGGTCACTTATCTCTTTATGCAATTCTAAAAAGTCTTCGTGAGACTCTGGAAGGTTGGCTTTATTTTTATTTTTCATGGATTTAAATTTAAAAGGTTCTTATTTACTATTCAGGAACATTGTGTTCATAATAACTGGCCCGGTTGCTACTCTTTGCCACGCATTCAATTTCTATGCGGTCAATGCGAATTTTGGATGTATTGGCCCCGTCTTTGATAAACTTAATTAGTCCCTCTCTTTTCCATCGATCCACAGTCCCACGGCCATACATTTTGCTCGCTTGGTTTAAAGTCAAATATGGCTTTAACTGTCCCAACTCAATCAAAACACGTTTTACTGTTATTTCGGAAAGATCCTCTAACAGCTTTCTCTTTTCATGATCTATAAATTCCACAGGTATAAGGTTTAAGCAGATTGTTTTTCCAGTTTTTCCAAAGTCCTAAGTTCGGTAAGGTTGCCGTAGCACTTCTCTATGTTTTCCCACTCCTTACCAATTCGAGAAAGCATTTTAGTGATAAATGAATTTGCAAAGGTAACATCTGCAACCTCTCTTAATCTCAAATCTTCAACATCGTTAACATTGGTTTGCGGAAATATTGGATTGTAATAGGCCATCATTGTTTCCTGAAGGTGTTCTGTTATCTCAGGCCCGCTCATTTGGGTGAATAACTCTTCAGTTAGTGCAACAATGATCCTTTCACTCTCTTTGATTTGTTTTTTAAGCTGTTCTCTTCTCTCTTCAATTTGCTTTTGAGTTTGTTCTTTTGAATTCATGAGTTCGCAATTTAAAAATGATTAATAAAAAAACGGTTACATTATTCCTTTGCCTGCTTGCGAACTCTTAAATAATAAGGGTTATTCATGCCATTACAACACGAAAACAGTGGAATTAATGCAACCGTCCTATATCTATACGGTTAAAGAAAATCTGTTGACATATAGGCACAAAAAAACCTCCCATTGGAGGCGGCCTATTGGTCACCCTTATTATTTATTTAGTTCGCACTTCAAAGATAGAAATTAAATTTTCACAATTCCAAATCTAAGCCTGTTAAATCTGAAATTATTTTTGCAGTGCTTATTACCTCATCCCTAAAACGCCTTACCACCGTTTGGTTTAACGCCTGTTTGAAGTAATATGACAAAAGCCTTTCTTTGATTCCGGTAAACTCTGAAATTATAGGCCGGAAACCTACCCTTGCTTTCTTTTTAAATCCGTTTAAATAGTCCGGGTCAAAGAATAGGGCAAAAACAGCCACAAGCAAGGTTATTTCATTTTCTTTGTTACTTTCCGGCATACTACCCCGCAAATCTATAAAGGCATCAAATACGGCCCTCATTTGCGTTTTTGTCATTTCTGGAATAATGGGCTTGCAATCTTCCACAAGTTCCGGGTAAAGGGCTCTAATTTTGGCAATGGTTACCTTTAAATGACTTTCGTAAACATCCATAAGGCTAAAGGGCATTAGTTACACCACCAAGTTTAAAGCTGGTTCCAAAGTCTTTCCCTTTGGCAAATTTCCGAACACGCGATTCCAGGTCAACCATTGCCACGGTGCTTTGTGAGGTTATTACGTTGTACCCTTTGCTTTCCAAATAGGATGCGTATTCCATAGCGGCAAACCCGACTAAGATCCATTTCATGGGAACACTATTTGTCAAAACTTCATTTACAATCTTACCGGTGTCAGTATCCAGGACCGGCAAAGAAGTTGCAACAACGGCCCCATCATAAACAATGGCATAGCCTATTGAGCTTCTTAAATTTGCTGTCTGGTCGGTATAGTCTCCCTTTGGAAAGGCCCCGGATATGTTTACCCCGTCCTTTGCATCCCGGGCAAACTCTTCTCCCACTCGTTCCATAATTGAAACAATACCGTGGTGGATATGGTTAAAGTAGTTTTGTAAATCTCTGTTGATTTCTCTTGCTGTAAAACGTGGATTAAATCCCATTGCTTAGAGGTTTAAAGGGCCAAAGTGATAATCTGCACTTTGGCCCCGTGGTGGTTAATTTGAAAACGACAAAAGAATGGTATCAGGGATTTGCTCCCTTGAAACCGGAGGAATGCGATTTGCATAAACCGTGCATCGAATAGCAATCGACAAAGTTTCATCCTCTTCTGCAAAAAGGGATTGATAAAGCAATCCGGTGTGCTTTCCTTCGGTGCTTTCTGAAGACAAAACATCGCCCAGCCCAGCCGTGATTACTGTAGCAAAGTTTAAAACATCATATTCCTCATTTTCCGTGTCAACACTGGTTATCTCTACCCCTTCGATAGTTGAACCAGCCTTAACAGTATGTCTTTTTGCGACCTTTACAGTTTGTGCGCTACTGACGGCCTCAAACACTTTGGCGGTTCTTACAAGTCTCGCCTTTCGGGTTTGCTCATCGTAAATAAACAATGAACCTGCGGGAATTTCTTCACCCGGAATTAGTCCGGTCATCTCCAAAGAGAAACCGCCTTG